AGGATGTTGACCTTGATCTTATCAACCTCTTCCTTTAACGAATTTAAAAGTTGTATTTGTTCTTGTGTTAAAGACATCACATTAAAAATGCCAATCCAATGTTGGCACCAGATAAAGAAGTCACTTCATAAATTCTAAAAGAAACAAAAAAAGTGGTATCATCACCAACATTTATAACAAACGAGTCAGTCGCAGTACCATTTGGTTTCATTCCCTTTACAGTAACAACCGCAGTTGCGGAACCAGTGTTACTAATATACAAAGCTTTATGCTTAGGTATTGATGTCACTGCTAGTGTTGCTCCTGAATTTACAGTTGCAGTTTTTACTACGGTATAACTTGTTTCTCCCATAAGTGTCCTTTCTACTATTTATATCCACCAGTATTTAGGTTAGACTTAATTTCCTTAATTTGTTCATCTGAAAACAAATGAAGAACTTGTTTTGCCTTTTGAGAAGAATAACCATAATATTGCTTTATTGCATCAATATCCTTGTTTTCTTCCTGCTTATGCCACTTACTGAACCGACTTCTGCGGGAGAGTTTGTTGCGTAAATAGTCATATTGCATCTTTTTCTCAAGATGCGGCATCATATTCATCTGATTTGCATAAAATACGGTGTCTGGAAAGTAGGATAGACAACGATTTGTTACAAACGGCAGATAATCCTTCTCCGCAAGGGGATCTTCTCTGACAAGATCCTTCTTGTTGTAATTAATAGAATTAAGAAAGTCACCTAGAGATGGCATCACTTAAACTCACAACGCATCATTAATTCGGTCATACACGCTACTAGATTGATTTCCTGATCTGCTACGAAGGAAGACTTGTATTGGTACTCTGCAAGCACCAGAACCGCTTCAGGGATGCTAGGAGCGGTTAGGAAGTCATACATGCTGTCGTAGACCTTCCTGAAGATCTCCGTCTGGGAGTTATCTAGGTTCATTACAACCCACTTCCGTACCCCTGCAAAGTCCTTATTACGCATAGAGGTAACAAGTGCTTTCATATCAACTTCTGTAAGATTGACAAGGATGCCCTCGTCAATTATGCCGGAAACTGAATATCTTTGAAGTTCATTCAAAATCCGTCTAAAGTCTGGGAAATGCTTCGCAATTAGATGTGCTAAAACGGCAGAGTCCTTGACTTTTACTTCCTCATTCTCCAAAATATGATTGATCCTGCCGAGCATCTTAAGTGCCATAGCAGGCTTTTCATTTTGGGGAATCTTGAACTCAATACAGGTACAACGAGAGTGAATCGGTTCAATGATTCGACTCTTGTAGTTACAGGTGATAATAAATCTGCAATTGTTAGAAAACTCTTCGATTGCACCACGAAGAGCAGGTTGAATGCTTTGTGCATTTGAATAGTCAAACTCGTCTAAGATAACCGTTTTCTTAGCATCCGATAGAGAGATGGTACTCGCAAACTGCCGAATATCTGTGCGTAAGGTGTCGATGTTACCATTTTCTGAACAGTTGATAACCATCGAATCTACACCAATATCTCTACAAAGTGCCTGGGCAACGGTAGTTTTACCAATACCCGCCGTACCAGACAGAAGTAGATTCTGGGGTTCTCCCCTCTTCACCATATCCATGAAGGTTTTCTTCAATTCAGTGGAAAGAATACAATCTTCAATTGTCTGTGGGCGATATTTCTCCACCCACAGAAACTCATTTTCTTTATACTGCATGATCACTCAGTATAAGTTGAGCCAGATTCCATCGCAAACCAATAAACTAGATCAGTATTAACATTACTGAACTCGGCAACTGTGTTCTTTGCAAAGTTGATTTCATAATCACCAACAAGCAACTTGATATTCTGAATTTGGAAATTAAACTTAAAGTTTGCATCTCCATTATAATCACCGACTTCAACTTCATAATTGTTTGAAGTAGGATCCTTGAGATCGGTAACTGCTGCAATAATTAATCCATTCTTGTTTACAAAGGATAGGTCAGGAAGTTGCATTACTGCTGATGCCTTCTGAATTTGAACAAAGTCAGCACCAGAAAGAGTTGCGGATACCACCGAGTCTGGCATGTTAACCTTCTTGGTTGGTGTGGTCAGCAACTTTGGCTCTGAGTAGTAATACTTAACCTTCTGCGATCCATCACCAGAGATAATAACATACTTATCATGAAATTCAAAATTTGGATTGTTGAACAGACTAATTACACCAAGGAACTTGTTCAAATCCCAAATACCAAATTCAGTATCAAAAGACTCTAATACCTTTACTTCTGCCATACCATTCTTTGATGGAGTAATTGTACGAAGCACATTACCCGGCTTTACAAGAATGTTTGAGTTCAGACTTGCAAAGTTCTTTAGAATAGAAAGAGTTTCCTTAGAAAAATTAATCTTGTTTGTTGTAGTTGTCATTTATTTATCCTCAAATTCATCATCTAACTCGTCATCATACTCACCAGCATTTATGCTGTCAATATACTCCTGCAAATCTTTTTTTATATTTCTCTTGCGGGAAGTATTTTCCTTGTCAATTGAACCACGATCCTTACGTCGAAGTGGCCGTTCATCTCTATCTCTGCCGCGATCTCTTTTCATATTAGAACTCCTCAATAACCGAAATAAGGTTCTTTAACTTGTTATTGATCATATAGGGGAGAACCTTTGACCTATCTGATACAACGGTAGGTTTAGCATATTCATCCAAAATACGAGTCTCGATTTCTGTCGGAATGTTTATGAAATCGATAAGTGTGCTATTCCGTTCCCAATTTCGTAGAAGTTTATCTTCTGTGAAGTTAGGAGCAACCTGTATCATATCTTCCATCTTCTTTGATGTGAGTCGATTCTGTCGCTTTTCATCATTGATAAAAACATCATCATCTGAAAGAATGTTTGGAATTCCATCACCCGAATCTCCACGCATAATATGTTCGGCAAGGAACGAACGTGGATAATAACATTCTAAAAATTCCTTACGCATTGTGCTATATTGCTTTACGCCAGGATAAATTTGTAGTTGTTGAAAATCCTTATCATTTGATACAATGACAATCTTTTCAAAGTGAGTGTAGTTCTTCACAAGAATGGCAATGATATCATCTGCTTCGCAGTTCTCTACCAACATATTCTTATATGGAAAATTGTTTCGGACTTCATCGCGCACGATATTCAATATTCTATAAATCTCATCCCAATTATAATCAGATTTGGCATGACTCTTTGATCGGTTTGCCTTATAATTTGAAAAGAACTTCTTTCTCCAAAAATTTGAAGAGTCTTGACATATAACAAGTTCACCATACTCTTCCTTGAAGAGGCGGCGAATCATGCGGTAAGAATTTAAGACTTGATGCCGAATTAGATCTTCGGAAACATTTGGATTATTCTTTAGACCAACAAAAATACTGGCAAGAACGATCTGATTATTATCTAGCAAAATCATGTAAATAGTATATCACTAATAAATTAAGAAGTCAAGTAGCAACCCACTGAAGTCCATCAGTATCACAAACTCTTGTGTAAAGAATTCCTAGATCTATATTGAACCACCGATCTCCTTCAAAAGATATCTCTGGTTCTGTGGATTGACAATAAAATGTAGAAGTAGACGTTAGTTTTTCCCATCCACTATTTTTTGAAATAGGAGAATTTCCAATTATAGATCTTGTTGCAGTATAGTTAATGCCTTTAAATGTAACAGTATCGCCTTTTTTATATTGTATTAGACGGCCGTATGGATCGTATTTTCTATACTCACCTGCGAATTTTAGTTTGTCAATTTCGCTCATTTGTGTATGCTCAGAAACAGGCAATTTTCATTAATTCTAGCCTTTGGAACGAACTCTTTGGTATTAAGTGAAGAGAAAAGATTTTCTCCGTATTTAAAGTTTATAGATTGAAGATTGTTATTGGACATGAACTTTTCAAATCCTCTGATCTTTTTACCTACAGATTTCTCCTCATCAATATTTAGAAGAGTTGTTCCCTTAAAAGACAAAGTTTCATTTGCTTTTGCTCGATATATAATAAATGCCTTTGTTTTGGTGTTTAGAACCAATACAGAAGAACACCCAACAATTTGTTCCGGTTTCAAGGAAACAATAGAATTGAACTTTTCCTGATACTTTACCTTATTTACAATCTGTTGTGCTGTTTTAACCTTCTTCTTTCTAGGTTTACGGTTCTGTCTATTTTCAACAATCTTAGACTGGTAAAAACTGATCAGTTCTTCCTGTATTTCGATATAAGATAAAAGTTGAGACTTGGTAAAATAAGAATATCCTTCCACCAATTGTTCATCCTTCCTATCTCTCGCCAGATACAGTTCATTCAATTTCTCTTGAATAAAGTAAATAACCTCGGAGTAGTAAGGAGGAGTAATTTCAAATCGCTGACAAGACTTCTTTACATCAATGTCTTTCTTCTTCTTTCTTTGAATAAGAGT